TGAGGATATGCAGGGAACGTTACAGGGGAAACATCGTACAGACGTTCTACTTTTTTGATTGTCCTGATCACGTTGTGATATTCATCCTCAAACCAAGTCTCCCCATCCTCGGCGACAGTGAAAGCAAAAGACATCTGAGTGATATCTTTCCTCCTAATGGAGGACAAAACATCCCTGCCCAACTGAGTATCAGGAGGTTCAATACGCACGAACAACCCGATTTCATCTTCAGACAACTCTAACGTTCCATTAGTCGTGCGCCCTAAAATCAGGTTGTCGTCATGATTGAATAGAGCCCGTACATCGTTGTTGAGCACATTAGCAAATGCTCCTGGCTCAATTTTTTCTCGGAATCGGTACCAAAATCCCAAAGGCTCGGACAATTGATTAAACACAGCAGCATGACCAGTGATCAGAATACGTTCCAACCCTACGTTGATTGAATCATTCGATGTTGAGTCAATACCGCCACGAGATTGAACAATCACTGACAGGTCTGTATTTCCGTACACCCTCTGCTCTTTAAATGCCTTATAATTGTCCTTTTCTTTGGAATCCCACTGGCTTAGGCACACGGCATACCGTTGACTATTGTCTGGATATTCCTCATTCATTGTATCATTGCCCATACAACGGTTCAGAAAATCCTCTTTTGACTCACCTTTATTTGGTTTCGGAAGTGGCATCGGCTTGGCCCCCTTGTTTATTTTGTGTTATTTTTTCCAGCAAAAAAGTGGAAAAATTATTCATTTCTTCCACAAAAATGTCAGAAATTCTGTCATTTTTCCAGGACAAAATTATGTCGGATACATTATTTTCCATGTATTCCGTACAATTCCGATCACAATAACGTTCGCAAAACTCACGGATATACATCTCCGTTTGGTCGGAACAAATACCAAAGCGTGTCTCGGCGTAAGCGGAAAGTATCGGATTCACGATTTGAAATACGAACTCACGATGATCAAGATAAAATTCCTTCAAGCGTTCACGCCATTCTGAATCAGGCAACCCCTTTTTGAACAGACGTTCTACAGCATTGATTTCCTTTCTGATTACCCGCCCCATCCCCTCATAAAATAAACGCCGTATTGAACTGGTCAAACGATTATACACATCCAATTCCAAAAATCTTACCTCGACATCGGGTGGTGTGTCGGCGATGGCGGGGGAACTAACAAGAGAAGCGGATGATTCCTCTTCGGCTTCAGCTGAAGTAGCGGGTTGAATTGCGGGTGTATTACCGGGACCAGCAGGTATAGGTGCCTGAGGTGATTCTGGTTTCTCGGGCTCACCAATCACTTTCATATTCGCTGGAATCAGATAATCATCCCCGCCTTTTGCGATTGGATTCATATTTTCGAGGCGGCGGATATCATTAATAGATAACCATCCCCACTGCCGGCCGGTTGCGTACGACTGATTACGCGTAGCAGTGTCTCCGCGCAATAGGCCATCCACTAGGAATTCAGCAAACAGTTTATCACTCCTCTTTTCCTCCTCAGTAAATAAATCACGGTATATTGATTGTTCTATGCGAATCAGCCAGGGCCGTATCGAGTCACGTACCCACTCCAAATCCTGATGCTCAATATTGCTGAATGTAGCCTTATCCAGATGACCTATTTTGTGAGGTGGCACACCAAATACGCGGCAAATTTCCTCGACACTGAATTTCCGGGCTTCCAAAAGCTGGGCATCTTCGGCAGTCATCGATATTTGTTGGAACGTCATTCCATCCTCGAGTATGGCGACCTTGTAAGCATTATCTGGACCAGAGATCATTCTGTTCCAGGATTCAACCAGACGTTCCTGTACACTCCTATCAGCAAAACGGCGTGGATATTGAAGCACACCAGACAAGCGCGCGCCTTTGGAAAACATCTTGGACGAATAATCATCCAAAGCACGGGCGTGACCAAACACCTCGCAGAGTTGTTCAACGATATTCAAACCAGTTACGCCATCCTTCGAAAGAGGTCCCCGCACACGGAACAACTGATCCAAATCAATACGTTCCTTGGACCCATCATTGCGGGAAAATTCATAATACAACGTTCCATTCTCCACTTTCGGCTCCATACGGTCTGGGTGATAAGGGATCAGCTTGGTAATTACACCCCGGCGATTCCTGATTATGCGGGCATAAGCATTGCCCCTCAGCACTGCGGATTGAATTATGTAATCCCAAAATTCCCATGCTGAAATTTCAGGTGTAGGACTGTATCGCAACAATGGATATAATGGATGATTGGTAGCCCTTTTTTTCCCATCCTTAGCGACCCTCTGATATAATATCAGAGGCAAAGTGGATACACCTTCAGCCAGTTTACGTGTACAAGCATAAACCGCCGCCACGGCCAAGGCACCATCAGTACTCAACTGAATGCCTGAAGATGTTTTGTACCCTCCATCAATCCATTGATCCATATAAGAAGCAAATTTTTGAAGACTGAAGGTACGTGCTTCCGATTTGAACCGTAACGATCGCCCCAACAACAGATCCAAGATCATTGAAGTGGCCCCTTCATTATTTGTCTTGCACGGATGGCGAACAAAACAAGCATCCCTCCGAATAGCATATACGATATTGGTGGATAAAATAACCACGTTCCGTACAAAAATATACAGACACCTGAAATGAATATCAAGTCAAATAATAAACTCAATAATAAACTCATATTATTATAAACTCCCCTACAGGCCCTTGATTTGTATCACGCATCAATCCATCCAAGGCCATAAGCAATGAAATGATCCCATCGATTTTACACTGACTGTTTTGTTTGACCGGCTTCTTGAGTTGTCCCGTTCCATCCCATTTCAACGTGACATTGTCGGCCATCCATCGTAGTACAGGGTTTCCGCGGTGGTGGACAAAACGTTTCAACAATCGCAAATCAAGGCTATCTACCAATGGACTCATCGTCACTAAACCAGGACGCATCCCTGTGATCTCAATACCAGGACAAGCCTCCTCCAGCTCCTGACAAAATTTATATCCCTGGAAGGCCATATCGACTGTAATAGTGCGGTAATTATACCGGTTAATGTCCTCGAGGATTTCCTTTTTCACACGATCATAATCAATCGCATCCCCTGGAGTGGTCGTCAACCACCCCATCTGTTTCCATTTTTGGTAAGAAAACCGGTAGCGGTTACGATCATCATACAATCTCGCTTCTGGACACCAGAAACGGCATAATACATCCATCTCTTCATAATTATCTGGACGGGGGAATAGAGTAACCCATGCCGTTAAATCAGAAACACTAGCCAAATCTAAAGCACCATAGCAATCACGATGAAGCAGCTGAGATATATCCTCTATTCCTCCTGCTTCATTTTCATCCCAGAGTCCGAGATCAATCCAACGTTCTGATTGCTGTACCCACATATTCAACCGCTTGGTCCTGAAAGCATTTTGCTCGGATGGAATTTTGCGGGCACGTTCAAATTGTTCCATCAGATTATCCAAAGAAACCGATACACCCAAGTTGGGATTGGCCTTGACCCAACAAGCCGGATCATTCCAATCATCCTCTTCATCTATATGCGCCACATAAGCAAATAGAGAATCATCTGGTACGGTTCCTCTTAATACCTGGACGGCAAATTCCTCTAACTCGAAACATGCGCATTCCAGCTCATGGCCCGCTGTAGTGATCGTGAATATCAACGGCTGAAAACGTGAACCCGTGGATGTATTGATAACGTCCCACACCTCGCGGGTAGAATGGGCGTGAAATTCATCAATAATAGCACCACTAGTATTGAGTCCATCGAGAGAACGTGCATCAGAAGAGAGAGGTTCAAATTTGGAAGTGGTAGATGGAACCAATATTGAATTCATGTAAGGCCTTACAAAACGGGAGAGATCATCCGATTGAAGAAACATATTACGCGCTTCGTTGAAAACAATTTTGGCCTGATCCCGCTTTGTTGCCGCACTGTATACTTCAGCACCTGGTTCATTGTCTCCAAGCAACAAATAGATCCCAATACCGGCAGCCAAAGTTGATTTTCCATTTTTACGGGCCACGCTTACATATCCAGTGCGGAACCGCCTTGAATCATCCTGTTCCCTTTTCCACCCAAACAAAACGTAAATGATAAATGCCTGCCAGGGGGAAAGAATGAATCTCCCTCCTGCCCATTGACGTCCTTTGGAATGTCTCAACAAATTGAAAAATCTCAATACCCGGTCTGCTTCCGATTCATCAAAATAAAATCCCCTCGTGGAAGCATTTTCCAAATCATCCAAATGGCGTTCAACCGCCAAGCGGACCAATTTACCTACTTTCAACCGTCCGCAGACTACATCATCAATATAATCCTGAGCCATTTGGACAGAATTGATTTCATATTTGCGGGATGGAGGCGGAGCCAAACGTCTCATTTGGTTTTCTCCTTCTCACCAAACAAAAATGTTTCCAAAGCCTCCTCCTTACTAGGCTTTGATGGGATGGGAGCACGCATGCGTAACCGGCCTACTGGCGTCAATCCAAACTGTTGCGCCATCACAGTCAACATACGTCCCAACTCATTAGCCTGACGGGCTGCTGGATGAATGACTGTTTCTCCATACCGGTTTTCGACTGTGAACCCTTCCTTCATACATTGCTTGATCGCACGGTGATAAAGCATTTCAGTAATACAATACCGTACCAGAGCATCCATATCCAAGTTGGAGAGTAGATTGATTTTTTTCAATTCTGGAATCAACCGTTTCCAAATCTTGACCGCCTCTTTCGGCAATGTTGAGGGTGGATGAACTCTTTGCTTCAATTCGCCTTCTGGTTCACTCTGCTTCGGGCGGTGAAGTGTTTTTGTAATGTTCACAACTTTCGATGGTAGTGGAACTGGACCTCTAACACCCATTTTGATTCTCCATTCTAGCCAAGCGGGCATGGACGTAATTGCGATGAATCAAATATCCAAAATCCACGCGCAAATTTGCGCGAG